GGATGCGGTTGTGATGGTTGCATATTATCTTTCATACGAGGCTTCACATCCACAGGTTTACGTTGCAATTGCCGTTTTTCAAAAGCATCTAATCTTGATACTAATGCATCACACTGAGTTACAAGTTTCTTAGCATTTTCACTCGTAAAGCCCATATGCTGATTATCATCAGATCTAGACACGGCAATTCGCCTTTGTTCGATTACTTGAAGTTTAGACTTACTTTTTCGTAAAGGTTTCATCTATCCACGTCTACTTATCGAAGTACTTAATCGCATAATATTTCGTAATATCGGAGTTTTAGGGCCTTTTTGAAGATATTGATAAGCTGACTTTAGATATTTCTGTGTTTGCCCTGGAGTATCTTCTGTTTCTTGCAGTTTTCGACCAATATAACGAATTCCTTTATCTGGAATCTTAGAATTTTTCTTCAAAAATCTAAGAGCATTAACGACTTTGGCTCGCTGCGGCATTTTCAATATGCTTTATAAGCTGAATTACAGAAGCATTGTCTGCTCGTGACATTTTAATCTTAGGAATCTGTGGTCGTGGATCCTCTGGATCATCACCTGTAGCTGCTTGTGTTTCTTCTTTAAACTTTTGATCTTTTTCCAACTGTTTAAGAAGCATTTTATAGTCAAGATTCAATGGGCTAGAATAAAGAAGCTTATTATTCGTTACTGCGTCTGCAATCCACTGGATTAACCGGGCTTTATTCTCTGGATCAAAACTAAATTCAAGAATTTGATAAATACTAATCGCTGCCTTCATCTTAGTATCGTCAACTTTTACCTGATCAGAATCAGGTTCACGCAAATAGGAAGGCCAAATTGCTTGAAAACTGTTTTGCCAATCGTAAAATGCTTCTTTATACGACGTTTTATCATATTTTTCTGGAAATTTAGTCCTCAACATATTAAAGAAGGTCGGAGTCCAAGCACGATGCATCACGATAAGATCTAAGAACCGATATACCGAGTCCATGGTTTCCCGGAGTCGATCCATATATCGAGCCACCGCCTTCGCGTCCTCCGATCCTTCCCCAAACCCCTCTGCGAAGGACTCTTGGGTGAGGAGCTTGACCGGCATATCAACAGAATTCGCGATATTTTCCAGAATATTCCGACGTGCTAGAACGTGCGGACCTTCCAAATTCTGCATATTAAGAGATTCAATATCTTCTTCAGGAGTAATATTAATCACATTTCCAGTTTCAGCTTCTTTAACAATAGCACGCTTAAATGACATCGCCCAGGACATGATGTTATCGACGAAATTGCCGGGTTGTTTCGTTTTCGCTACAAGAACACCGACCTTAGTTTCAACCAAATCGTCTGCAATTAAGCTTTTAATATACGATTTCAGTGGATAAAAAGCCCTTTGATAAGCACTCCGACCAACAAATCCAAATGATGATGATGTATAAGCTAGATAGATTGGCCTTTCATTCGTAACGGTTACAGTACGTGAAGGATGATATGCAGTCCCATTCACAGCAATTTGCTGATACTTCATAAAATCCATAGCATTGGGATTTTGATTTAGAACAAGGCTACCAGAAGTATTAAGAGGATCTAGTATATTGAAACTAATATTAAGATCCGGTAAGTCCCAATAATCCAATTGCTCATTACTTTTCATTCCATCAACAAGTAATGCAATAGATCCAATCCCATATATGCGACTAACAGTGAGGAGATTATGAACAAGATGATCTCCACCAATAAGTTTCCATTCTTCATTAAACGCATCAACACAATGTTCACCAGGACTATCTGCTACTTTAATATCACGTTTTTGAGATAGTGCAAGGCTAACAGGTCCTTCTACTATACGAGCTCCTAATGGGTGATAAAGATAGATTTCTTTGCATGTTTGATAAGAAACAATGTCTCCAGGAACAATATCTGGCGAAACCAGCAGCTCCTGAAGAGCATTGCCGGGAGTTGTAACTAGTGCAGATCCAGGAATAGGCATCCGTTACTTTAACCCAAAATGAGAAACTATACCACCGAATAATTCAGCCGCAATCCAAAAGGCAATTGCAGCCCAACCGAGATGCCATCTGGTAGCGGGTTGTGGATTCCATGATGCTGCGAGCACTGCACAAACAAAGGCGAATACCAACAGCACCAAGCCGACATTATTCATGTCATTGTCCTAACAAAGCTATGAGCCTTTTTTCAGCATCTTCATACTGAACTGCTTGCAACTTAGCATAGACATCTGGATATTTATCACGTAACATAGCCCGAGTAGCATCATTCATATGAAGGATCTGCATTTATAATAGCGTCTTCGGTTCCTGGTTCTGTTCCACTAGTATTCCAACGAGCTTGCCATCGTAGATCATCTTCGTTGCGCACCAAAACCCTCTTGTGCAGAAGTAAATGTAAAGTTAACAGAAGTTGAATACAACTCCTTATTATGAACTCTTATAGGAACTACAGCAGGAGCGAAAAGAGATGGTTTGACAATTGTTGTTACTTCAGTTTCAGAAATCAAGGTAGTAGGTTCATCATATTGTCCAAATTGAATAATCGTTTCATTATTAAAATTAAACCCCATACAAGACAAGGTAAAATCAGGATCTTCAGAAGCAATTGTATTTGGTGATAGTGAATCAAGAACAGGAATTACCAAAGGAAATTCTTCTTGCTCCTTATTTATTCGATAATAATGATTTTGTGCAAGCTTAAGAACTTGATGTAAACGCTGGCTCATACCACTAATTCCTTATTGTACTGGTTGAACCTTATATCGCAGGAGATTCTTTCACTACAGGTTCAGTAAATGTGAAATCAATAGGATCAGTCCTAATTGGGCCATTGTGAACCATAACAGGAACTACAGCAGGAGCAAAAAGAGATGGTTTAACTCCGGTAGTCACTTCGGTTTCTGACACCAAAGTTGTAGGTTCATCCTGACTACCAAATCTAATCACAGTACGAGGAGTAAATCCAGTCCCTGTACACGACAACACAAAATCAGGATCACCAGATACAGCCGTATCTGGAGATAATGAAGACAAAACAGGAGGATCAACAAATGTTAAATCAAAAGAACAACCTTTAGGCATACTCTTACAAACTAAACTCTTAAATGGAATTGTTTCATTAGACAAAAGAACAGATCCTGGCCCAAAGTGAAATGTAGAAAGCTGAACATTATAAAATATCTGTTCACCATCTGCCATCGTAAAATAACTATCATCATATCCAGAGGGACCAGTAACCATCACCATTTCCCCTAGAATTCCGTCTGTAGCAATTTCTTGACCGACTTCAGCGTCTGTGATCGTAGGCATTTTTAGTACGCCTCCCAATTTCCGAGACTGATTGCTATCCCGTAAGTGAATGCATCAAGCAGATCATCTGCTCGATCTTCAACATCACCTACACGAAATCCCATAACCTGACCTAATAAATGATTTTTGTGAACCTGCTTAAATGAAACAATTCTATTGTAAGCAGTCTCCAAAATCTTCACCATTCCACGGAAAACATAGCCACTCACATTTAAAGCACGTTCAGACTTACCAAGTTGAGTTAACTTCTGAGGCATTTCACTAACCGGAAGGTTCCGGCGACGAGCTTGTTGCAGCAGAATAGTGCCTGAGGCTTTATCTTCAATAAAACACCCACGGTGTCCTAGCCGGGAACCACAAAGTTTCGCATATTCTTCAAGATTATTATAAATTGATGGAAGCCACATTTCTAGCAGAGAACCTTCTATTTGAAGATATTCATAATCAATAATCTTAAGCCACTTTTCTTCACCAAGTGACTCATAAGCCCAATAAATCACTCCAGTACCGTCGTTTTCTTTCCCAGTCTTAACAGCGGTATCCATCGTCGCAAAGCAATAAAGACAATGCTGAGGAAATGGCTCTGGCTTACCGTCAGTCGTTAAATTGTTCAAAGAAAAGAATGCTTCACCAGACCAATCCACAAAATCTGCTAAATATTCTTGCGCGTACACGAGTGGATGGTTGTCTTTTTCAAGGCGCTCAAGTTCATCAGTGGGCAAAAAAGGATTACTATGGGAAGGAGCATGATATTCAGTAAACCCGTATTCGGGTAGATTACAGATACGCCAAAATAAATTATCTTCATTGATCCCATTTGTATTCGATGCAACGATTGCAGCCCCCCGAAAATCC